TCAGGAAGATTTCTGGTTAATACCGCCGTTTAAAATCCACGCTTCCACCTCAGATTGTAGGTACTGTTTGGGGTGGGTACGTATCGGTTTCGGGAAGTTATGATTTTTGGTGTACTTCCAGATAGTCATACGAGACGAAACCCGGATCATCTGCATCACTTCTTTTTCGTCAATCATTTCAATATCAGCCATACCCACCTCACACCACACTTAGGCCACGGCAGTGACACCAGACCTCAAACATGCGCTTCACTACTTCCCGGCAGTAGTAGCCGTGTCCGTCCCGGGTCAGGTCGTAGCGGGCGCCATATTTCAGGCGCATCCATATTTCGAATTCTCTGTTCATCGTCACACCGAACCAATTGCTTTCTGAACTACCCGATAACCCCGTTTCCGGGGCTTTCTCTTCGCTTCAACTCGCACTGCTGAAACCTTTGGCGCTGGAGGGATCGGTACTGAAACACCATTACGCATATCTCTGCGGTTACCCATCCTCCATACCAGCTGTGCGGTATAGTCCCGGCCATCGTCAACGGTGACGACTGAGCGAACCAGCTCGTCGTTTATGTCAACCATTTCACCCATTGGCCGCCTCCTTGCTGAATCCCGCGCTGATTACGTTTTTAGCGATGATTGCCGCATCAGCACCGTCAAGCTCACCATCCTCACCGATAACTGCTTTCATCAGTTCATTCTGGAGAACGCTGTCATAATTGCGCGGCCAGAATTCCGTGGGCATATCGTAGGAGTTGCAGTAGAAGAACGTGTCGATAGTTATCTGCGCGGCTTCCTCGGCAGTCCGTTCAGGCTGGCGATAACCAGCCTCCCAGATAGCATCTGTCATTGCCGATGGATCACCGGCAGCAGATTTAATCAATTGAACCAGCTCAAACAGATTCGATTCAGTCACAACACACCTCCATTTCCCTTTCTACAGACTCACAGCAGCGGCGAAAAACTTCAGCTGAAACCTCATTTCTCAGAGCTCTGAAGAGCAATGCATCCCGCGATTTTTGACGCTCAATATTTTTCTCTCGCTCAAGTTGACGCAGTACGGCCAGGCGGGCAGTAATGCGTTTTCGTGTGTTCTGCCACTTAACCAGAGCTACATTTGCCCTGTGCCGCCAGCCGCATTCGTTGTCGATCACGTTTTCAAGCTGCGAGCTGATACTGGCAATGACATCTTCAGCCGTGACCAGCGCCTGCAGGTGGTCGTTTATTGTGACCAGTTGGTTAACATCAATGGATTCAGCTTTCATCCAACAATCCTCCAAAGAAGTTTGCATACGGTGATAAAGCAGAAGAACCCTGCTGTAACCCCCATGCCAGCGACACTGAAGAAAACGAAGGTAATTAGCACCAGATCACAGATTTTTTTCATTCAGCACCTCTGCAACTTGCTCAAAGGCATCTTCGCGTAATGGCATCATCACCATAAATGGATTACCAAAGAATTCACTTACCACCGGGTCGAGCAGGATCTGACATGGTGCGGTTTTTCCGAACGGCTTAAACTTCACCACGGACTTCCCGAACATACGAAACGGAAGCTCAAGAAGTGACGAAGAGAACATAGGTAACTCATTAAATGACTCAGGCTCTGGAGGTAACAGCTTGCTGAAATCAGGATAACGGCACTCAATTTTTGTTAATTTCGTTGATCCAACAGGATGCTCGAATTCATCAATGTGGATCGCCATCCATCCATCATCAAACAGGTTGATGTAAGTTCCCTCCGCGCTATCAGGAATCTCGCCATCGAAGAGAAAAACACCCTCAATTTCAGTGTTGTCACCATGTTCCATCGAAACCATTGCAATCCCACTGCATGCCTGAATGTGAGTAGGGGTTATATTCACCCCACGCAGGTATTTACGTACTTCACTTTCATCAGCCACGCAGCAAAGGGCAGCACGGAGAATATCGGTATGAATGAGCATTATTTTTCCTCCGGCGTATAAATCGCTTTGTCGTGGCTGAACTCGCCGTTCCAGGTGGTTTTCATCGGCAACTCACCTTTGAGGTAGAGCTGATAAATCCGATGCGTGCCTTTTTGCAGCAGAACAATTTTCTTTTTGGTGAATGGCTCTTTGCCCACGTCCTTAATCTGTATGTCCTGCTCAGTAAGGTATTTGTCACGGGCATAAGATTTAACGCGCCAACGTGGTTCTTTCTCTGGATCTGGTTGTTCGTTGTAAATCCATCCTCGCTGATATGCCCACCAGGTAATTTTGCTGGTGTTAACACCATTGAGCGCCTTGCCGAACGCAGGCAGAGTCATTCCTTTGGTAAAGTGCTTCTCTAGATTCTCAACCGTCACGCTCAGGGTTTTATTTTCGAGCGCAGCGGCTTCTGCTCGTTCTTCAGCCTCAATCACCATCAGCGCCAGCTGTTTACGGCTGAGAGCCACCTGTGTTGACGGTGCCGCGATGGCATCACGCTGAGTAAAGTAAAATTCCACCAGGTCTTCGTGATATCCCCATGCCTGATCGGTATCGACGACTTTTGACATGCGAGCCGCGCCGCGTTCGGTCCAGAGAATAAGCTGGCTTGTATGTTTATTAACCAAGTGACTTTCAGGTACTAGGTTCTTAAATCCCTTTAGCTCTGAGCCAGTCAGAAGGAAGTAATGCTTACCCTCTTCGAACCGTTCCAGATTGCGTGACAGGTTTTTACGGATGTTTACCTCATCCGTGCCATATCCCGCTGCCAACTGCTCAGTAGTCACAACCCGCTGACCGCGATACTCAATGATCCGCAAGTCACGAGCCGCGACTGGCGTTAATTCAGTTTTCATTGCCATTTTCGTTTCTCCTTAATGCAAAATTGGTTTTACTGGAGGCTTTTCACCGGCACGCAACCGGCGCGCGACATCTAAAAAAATCCCATCCAGGAATTCGTTGAACCATGACGCTTCACCTGCTTGAACGCGCTGGTCATTTGCCCAGTAGAACTGGAACACGGCCATATAGCGCTCTGTTGGCTTGTGCAGGAGAAGGTCTTCTTCCACGTACTTGATTAGTACGTTCTCAATCAGCGCTCTTGTAAGGCCTAAGACTCTCTCTTCACTTCTGAACACATACTCACCCTCACGCAGCCCCCAGCGCTTTTCGCATTCAATCAGGTAGAGGAGGGCGACAGTTCCGCGCATGGACTCACAGATGATTTCAGCCCACTCGTGCTGTTCGGCAGCAGTAAGCTCGTGATCTCCACTGCGTTTTTCATCCATCATCCATGCAGGAAAATTCATGCCTGTCCTTTCGTGGATATCTTTCAGCCTGGCGACAAGCTGCTTGATGTTTTCGTAATTTCCTGTCATCAGTTAATTCCTCCGCTTGCATATTTGTTTTTCACGTAATCAACAACCTCATTCAGAAGTTCGTCGATAATTAATTTCCCTGAATCTGTCAGATATTCAGTGTGTTTATTAATTCCTATGGCATTTTGATATGCGGTTTTGATAGTGGAATCCCCCTCATATCTGCTAAGCCCACAGCGAGTTAACCCTTCAAACCGTAATAACAACTGATTCATGAAACGCTCATTTACTTCTACGGTTTCAATTTTGTTATCTGGCAGTTTTATAATCAGTAGGTTTCCACCAGTTTTACGTTTGAGTCGCGCTAATGCCGCGTAAGCAATTCGGCGTCGATAGGTATCGATAATATTCATAGTTAGTACCCATAAGCTTTCTTGAGATAAAACCGAGCTATTGCCTCGTAACCACTGGTGGCATATAGAATTGCTGTTTTATATGCTGCCCTGTCTTTAATAAAGCTCATAATAACGCCCCGCGGAATTTGATGTGTGTGATGCCCCGGCGGTTAAGCCGTGAAAATTATGTTTAGTTTATTAGTCTGATTTTTTAGTAATCAGTTTGCTATCGGCATTTTCAATGGCTTCATTTACCCCGGAAAGAATCGTCATAATTGAAGCGACTAAATTTGCCTCGTAATTATCTCGTGGACTTTCGAGCCACATACTAAGAACCGCCTCTGCTTGTAATACCCGGCAGCTCGCATCTGCCAGACACATAGTCATTTTAGCTTCTCCTGTTCTGCTTGTTCTTCGATAAGCCAGCAAACAACATTACCTGTGAGACGGCTCAGAAGAGATGAAATTGCAGTTATTTCGGAATCGGCAAACTTATCTGGATAAGACTCCATCATTCTGCTTATAATTTCTGCCTGATGAGCTCTCTCTATTACCTGCTCTAAGTTAAATTCACGCTTCATGATTGCCATCCTGTACACCAGAAAGATAGGCGGCTGTTTGAGATATTTTATTAGTGGCGAGGGCAATCTCTGTTAAGTCCGATATTACACCAGAGAACTTTCTTAATTTATCACCATTGATATTGCTTTCATCAGCCATGGTGAAAATGCTTAGGCTGATATGCTGAATAGCCTCAAGGATTGAAATGGTTTTAGTATCGCAGTCACATGCAATGTCGCCGTAGTCAATATCCGAGCAATTCTTGTCATAGCGAAAATCACGAATGTCGACGAGCTGGTAAAACTTTTTAGTGTTTGGGGTTGCTGTTGATAAGTTCATCTCATTGGCTCCGTTGTTTGCCGATGAATTGAATTTAGCAAAATGGTAAAAAACGCGCAAGCGGTAAATGCTAAATTATTTACACAACTCTTTTATGTTTTTGATAAATAGAATGATTGTTTTAATTTTATTCTTTGGTAGGCATAAAAAAACCGACCATCAGGCCGGTTGGGGTGGGGTGAAGATAGGTCTTACAGAGTGGGCATTTCATCATTGTCAACATAGCGCGTATGCTTAACAATAGCCGAAACAAAATGCATTTTCTCAATGCTATCAGGACTTAACGTGATGGGCCTGTGATCACTGTTTACACTTGAGAATTGATAATCACCATCGCGAGTTTTACTCATGATTTTTATCATGTTATGCCCGTCTTTTGTTCGTACAAAAACTTCATCACCTGTATGAATTTGGGTGTTTGGCTCTATGACGACATATTCTCCAGACTGTATGCGCGGCCACATGCTATCTCCCTTCACTTTCAGCCCATAGGCATCCCTATCCGCGCTGTATATTTGTAACCATCCAGCATGGATCTCTAGCATATCGATCATTCCGTCAATCCCAAGAATCGCTTCCCCTACAACTGGTACTGATCCCGGTCTGATTGTTCCGACATACTCCAACTCGTTTTTAATACTGTCAGGAGCATTGTGTGGGCTATCCAGCCACCCAAACGGACGATCCAAGGCCTGCTCAATCTTTCTGGCCATTTTGTCGCCTATGTTTCGATGACTATTGCCCCCAAGCAACTGGCTCAACTGGGCAGGGCTTATCCCGCACAATTCTGCGAATGCTGCTTTTGTCGTATGTCTGTCGCGCTTCAGGAACTCAACAATGAGCTGCTCAAGGTTTGATTTACGTATATTTTTTATGTCCATATCAAAATAATCTCATTATTTAGCAATGTGGTAAATACACAAACTGCTAAATGATTATTGCATTTAATTTAGCAAAAAGCTAAAGTTGATTCATTGCAACAGGAGAACGTAATGAACAACCAATTACTTGCTTGGCGTAAGTCTTCAACAAAAGAGCAGTGGGCAGATCTTGCTAAAAAATCAGGCACGTCTTCGGGATACCTAAATCTCATTGCCTACGGCTATCGCAATGCCTCTCCTCGCCTGGCCTTGGCGATCGAAAGCGCATCAAAGTCATTCGTGGATAAGCCCGTTATCACAAAAGAACAGTTGGTTTTCAAGATAGGAACTGAGGTGTGACATGTCACATGTGCCACCCCTGATTGGCTTACCTTCAACACACTCATCTGCAGATGCCGCATGGATACATGATCAGTTGCAGCAGTTACCTGTATCTATGCGCCAGCGGGCTGCAGTGAAATATGCGGAGGTATATCAGCAGGCATTCGATTCTGAACCAGTGAGCTACAGACAGGAGAACCGTGCACGCCATGAGGCCAATACACGCTTGCGACTGTTTGTCGGTAAGTATCACAAGGCGGCGATGGGGCTGACTGAAAAAGCGACACTAGCCAGCACACACGCCCCGACAGGAGCTGCTGCTGAGATCCAGCAAGAGCAGACGACTGAGAAGTGGTGGTGAGCATGGGATATCAGGCGAAGGAAAGCGAAGGCATGTGTGTCCTGGCAAGTGTTACCGAGGTGATGTTTGCACAAGGGCAAAACCCATGGGAAAGGTCAAAGGCAGATCGAGACTACGTGTACGCGCGTAAAAGATATAAGAAGGGTGACTTCCAAGTGATTGATTCAATGGATTATTTTTTCGAAATTTGGACGCTATATGTCCGGTCACCGGACATTTTGAAGCATCACTTTAAAAACAGCAACTTAGATATGCTGAGCGGACACTGTATGTCCAAAATCCGGACAAAATGCGGCGGCGAGGTTGAAAAATGAGCAGTGGTAGCGGCAATAAACAACTCGATTTTCTTCGCCTGTTTCGTCAGGGCTGCAAGCAGATCCGCACGCTGTTGCGCGAAAACAAAGCAGCTGCTGATTTATTCCTGTACCTCGCTGAGAACGCCGACATGAACAGTGGAGCAGTAGCTGTTGACCAGGCTGTGCTGGCGCACGAATTGGACTGCTCTGATCGTCATGTTCGCAGGGCGATCAAGTCGCTGGAAGAAGGTGGATTTGTTCGACGTGCTGGGGCAACAGTCTTCGCTATCAACCCCTCGATTATCTGGGGCGGATATGACAATGCCATGCGTTCTTCGCTGTACATGACGATGGACCAGAAGTCGGCGAAGAAGGTTCGTTATGTGTTTAACCCTGCATCAGAAAACCTTGTGCCTGCATACGTGGGGGTCGCACCGGTTGATGAGGAGAAAAGTCAAAACATCCTGCAGGTAAATCTCACGGACGACACCAAAAACAAAGGGCGGGAAGTGCTCGGAACACAACCCGCCCGTACTACGGAGCCTAAGCTCAATGCTTAATTTGAAACCCAAAGCTAAGCAAGTCACCGGTCTGCAGATGCTGCACGATGACTGGAACAACTATCGCACATTCCTGTTGTACGCGCCAGTGGGCTACGGGAAGACATTCATCTCGGCTTATCTGGCCGACAAGGCATTGGAGAGCGGGAAGCGCACAATGTTCGTTGCTCCGTATCTCACTCTCGTCAGACAGACTGCCGATCGCTTTATCCAGTATGGCATTCCGGAAGACGAGATCAGCTACGTATGGCGTGACTTCAAACCTCATGACCCGGAGCGCCTGATTCAGATTGCCAGCGCCGATACGCTGATTCGCCGTGAATTCCCGGACAATATCGATCTCCTGATTGTCGATGAGGCCCACATGAAGCGTCGTGGGCTGCTGGAAGTTATCCGTGACAGCGACATCAAGGTTGTTGGCCTGTCTGGCACACCATTTTCTCCGTGGATGGGGCAGTATTATGAGCGCCTGATCAAGCCTACCACGATGAAGGAGCTTATCCAGATTGGTGACCTGAGTCCCTATGAGTTCTACGCGCCAACTACACCGGATCTGAAAGGGGTTAAAACCTCAGCCAAAGGTGGTTTCGGTCGTGATTTCGATGAAGACCAGCTGGCAAAAATCATGGGCGATTCAACGCTGGTGGGCGACATCGTACAGAACTGGCTCCAGAACGGCGAAAACCGCCCGACGGTATGCTTCTGTGTCAACCAGTCTCACGCTGGGTTTATCACCACAGAGTTCAACCGTGCAGGTGTGTCCGCTGAAATCATGATTGACGTTACACCGCCGGAAGAGCGTCGCATGATTATCCACCGCTTTGAGCAGGGAGCGACAAAAATCATCGTCAACGTTGGTGTACTCACCGCAGGTTTCGATAGTGATGTCCGTTGCATCATTTACGCCCGGCCAACCAAATCAGAGATGCGCTGGCTTCAGGTATTAGGGCGCGGATTGCGTACCGCTCCCGGAAAAGATCACTGCCTAATCTTCGATCACAGCGGAAGCATTCACCGACTGGGCTATCCGGACGATATCGAGTATGACGAACTGCCGGGAAAAAGCGACGGAATGAACGCTGCCGTCAGCCGCAATGTCATCGAAAAAACAGAGAAAAAACCAAAGGAGTGCAGCCAGTGCCACTACATAAAACCCGCCGGGGTTTACGTCTGTCCGAAGTGCGGATTTAAGCCGATTGGTGGGGAGAATGTGGAAACCGACAGCACCCGCAAACTCCAGCGGCTAAGCCGTAAAGAAAAAATCTATACCCGCAGCGACAAGCAATCCTGGTGGAGTCAGATTAAGGGTTATCAACGCCAGCGGGCGATGAAGGGTAAGCCTCTAAGCGATGGATGGTGCGCCCATACCTTCCGGGACAAATTTGGAGAATGGCCGAACGGGTTATCTAACTTTCCAATAGAAACAGGGCCAGAGGTCTGGGGTTACATCAAATCAAAATTCATTGCATTCAGTAAATCACGGGGGGCTGCCTGATGAAAACAACGGAAGCAGTAATTGGTCGCTGGCCAGAAGTATTCAAGGCATTTGGACTTCCTCCGGTCACCGGGAAAAAGCACTGGTCAAAGGAGTGTCCGCTATGTGGAGGGAAGGGAAAATTCCGCTGTGATGATAAGGATGGCCGTGGTACTTGGATTTGCACCTGTGACACGGGTGATGGTTGGAAGCTGCTGACGCTGACGCAAAAGAAAACCATCGCAGAACTATACGCAGAGGTTGACCAGATCATCGGTAACGTATGGGAAAGAAGCGCCATTGCTCCGGCAAAACAGAGAAAAAAAGTAGATCAGGAACGTGAGGCTGTTCTGCGTCGCTTTCTTACGATGCCTGGACTAAAAGATACTCCAGCCCAGGACTATCTACGTAGTCGTGGAATTTTTGTTACTCCGTCAAATGACGCTTCAAGGTACTGCGCAAACCAACCTGTAAATGGTGGTGGATCGTATCAGGCGATATGGTCACTGGTGACAGATTGCAATTCGAACGCCTGTTACCTTCATCGAACTTTGCTGGATGGGAGTCGCAAAGCGGATGTGAGCGTTACTAAAAAACAAATGTCCCTGCAAGAAAACAATGTGCTGGAGTTTGCTTCGTCAGTGGCTATCAGGCTCTTTCCTGTTTCCTCGACCTTAGGAATTGGAGAAGGAATTGAAACAGCACTCTCTTGCAAACAGCTATATGGCGTTAACACGTGGTCAGTTATTAACGCCAATTTCATGGGAAAATTTATCGCCCCGACCGGAGTTAAGCATTTAATCATTTTCACTGATATGGACCCACATTCTGCAACAGGTCACGCAGCTGCATGCGCCTGCGCCCATAAAAATCTGTTGGCAAAAAATGACGTGCAAAAAGTCAGCGTCAGATGGTGCGACAGCGGAGATTTTAACGATTTACTTCTGAGCGGTAATCAGGTTCGGGAACTGGTATTTACACGAAAACAGCAGGTGGTCGCATGAAACTGGAAGCATCACTCAAACATTTTAGTCCTCAGGGAATGCACATCAACGACGACGTGAAAGGAACCTCTCCGGATCGTATCACCGGCACCGATGTTATGGCGGCCATTGGTACCACCAGCAGCCGTGCGCGCTTCGGCCTGGCCGCTTTCTTCGGTAAAGCGGGAATCAGCAAAACGGATGAACAGCTCGCAGTTCAGGCGCTGGCGCGATATGCGATGGATGTCGCACCGAAAAATGTTCGCAAAGCAGCTGGTGGGCAGTTCGGATGGTGTATGCAGATGCTGGCGCAGTTTGCCTTTGCTGATTACTCCCGTTCGGCGGCTACCAGTGTGACGTGTCACAGTTGCAGTGGTACCGGACGAACAACCCTCGAGCAGGTCACCCGTAAGGTTTCGTACCCATGGGGTAAAGCGCCATACTGGGCCAGCCGATCCCGTGCCGTTCGTCCGTCTGACTGGGAGCAGTGGACAGAGGTAACAGAGGTTGTGCCGGCAGTCTGTGATGCTTGCGAAGGCAAAGGAACGATCAGCGCCCGCTGTCGGTGTGGCGGTAAAGGTGAAGTGCTGGATCGCAAAGCTACCAAAGAACGTGGCGCACCGGTTTTCAAAACGTGTGAACGTTGCTCTGGTAATGGCTTCTCTGCTATCTCCTCGGCGACGGTACACCGTGCCATTCTGAAGCGTCTCCCGGACCTCCATCAGTCCTCATGGTCACGCAACTGGAAACCCTTTTATGAAATGCTGGTGGACACGCTGCGCCAGGGGGAGCGTCATGCGGCTGTAGAATTTGAGAAGGCAACAACTTATTAATGTGATCGGAGCAAATAGCGGCAATTTTTTGCACGTTAGTCTTGACTTTGCATAAAACTGTCCTGTATGCTTCTGATTATGGAGTATAACGCCTGTAGATAATTAACCTCGAAAAGCCCGCCACGTTGCGGGTTTTTTTGTACCCTCATTTCCCGCGCACCGCCCGCGCATTCAATACGTCGAACCAATCTATTTGAAATGAGCCTTTGAGGAAGTCAGTTAGCGCTGGCGAGCCTCGACGGGCTGGTTTCCTGTGCGGCAAAGGTTCATTTCAAAGTAAGGCATACGCATATCATGAGCATCACGCAAGAACGGCTGAAAGAGGTTCTGAAGTACGACCCTTTGACTGGTTTATTCGTTTGGGTCAAGCGAACAAACTCTCGGTCTACGCCAGGCAATATAGCCGGGAACGCAGATTCGTACGGCTATATCCAGATAATGATCGATAAGAAATTAATCTTCGCTCATCGGTTGGCTTTTTTATACATGGATGGTGCGCTGCCGCCAGCTGATAAGTGTGTCGATCATATCAATGGCAATCCCAAAGATAACCGATGGGACAACTTACGTATCGTTACCCAGTTTGTTAATCAGCAGAACAGGCATAAGGCCAGAAAAGGTGCGAAATCTGGGCTAATTGGAGCAAACTGGTGCAAGGCTCGTAGCCTGTGGCGTTCTGCGATTAGCGTCAACGGGAAACGCAAAGATCTCGGTAGTTTCCAAACTGCGGAGTTGGCTCACGAGGCTTACATGAAAGCTAAAGCTGAAATGTGGCGTTAACGCCTACACGAATAAAATAAATTAAGCCCTGCCTGTATTAGTGGGGCTATTTAGTTTCTACACAACGGAAATCGCTTTGAGTATGTGACGACATCCCGGTGAGACCAGGCACACTTCCCTGGCGCGGCAAAGCGATACCCATTGTGATGAAGCTCAGCGGCGAGCTAGGGAATAGTTTTGCGGTGAATATTCTGGATAAGTAGCCACAAGGCGCGCGTAACCCAATCGGCAGCGCACCGATGGAAGCTGGTTCGACTCCAGCCTTCACAATCATTACTACGGGCTACCTTCGGGTAGCCTTTTTTGTTTCCCCTCAACCTTCTGAGAGGATCAACAGCAATAAGAGGGGGCAAAATGTCCGCAGAACCGATATCTGCAACGGTAACGGCAGGCGTGGCCGCCGGCACTACCGGAATAACCTTCGCGACGATGTTTCCAGAAGCGACACCCGCTGTAATGCTCTGCTCTCTAGCTGGGGCGGCTCTTTACGTCTTGAGCAGCGAGGACCACAAGCTCTGGAAGCAAATACTGTTTGCGCTTATCTCATTTATCGGTGGGGTTTACTGCGCTGGAACAGCATCAGAAATAATCGCAGCGCTTATCAATGCGGCATTAAGTCACCTTTCTCCGCCAGTTGCCGTGAAAGTTTCTCCAGCCATTGGCGCGCTGGCGGCCTCAACGGTTTCTGTCACCGTCCTGCTTCGCGTTCTCAAGCGCTCGAAGACGGGAGACTTACCCGGATTGAAGGGGGAAGAATGACGTGGCAAACACTGATCCTGAACATTAACGCTGTTGCATGCATCCTCATCAGCATACGCCTGATGTTCTTCAGGAAGCGGAGCTTACGGCGCCGCCGTCTGATGGAGTTTCTGGCGTATGGGCTGATCCTCGCTCCAGCGTTTACCGCTTTCCGAATCTGGCACGGTGATTACGTGCAGGTCGACTACGGAGAGCTGGTAGTCAATCTCGTTGTCTGCATTGCTGTATGGCGAGCAAGGGGCAACATCGCAAGAATCGCAGGGGAAAGCACAACGTGACCAAAGACGAAATATTTAATGCCATCCTCGGCAAAGAGGGCGGGTACGTTAATCACCCCGACGACAAAGGCGGCCCAACAAACTGGGGGATCACGCAAGCAGTAGCTCGCGCCCACGGTTATAACGGTGATATGCGCAACCTTACCCGCCAGCAGGCGCTGGATATCCTGACTGCTGACTACTGGACAGGGCCACGATTCGACCTTGTTTCTGAGGTATCACCAGCCATCGCTGCCGAACTCTGCGACACAGGCGTAAACATGGGCCCATCGGTGCAGACCAAATGGTTTCAGCGTTGGCTGAACGTGTTCAACATTCAGGGTACGCTCTATCCCGATCTGATTGCAGATGGTTTTATTGGTCCGCGAACTATCAGCGCGTTAAAAAGCTATCTTTCCCGGCGCGGAAAAGAGGGTGAGCTGGTTATGCTTCGTGCCCTGAATTGCAGCCAGGGTCAGCGTTATCTCGAACTGGCAGAACAGCGCAGCGCGAACGAGACGTTTGTTTATGGCTGGGTAAAGGAACGGGTGGTTATATGACGCTTGAGATGATCACCGGACTCGTTGTAGCAGTATTTGCTGCTATCGCTGCCGCGTTTGGCTTGGGCCATTCACGCGGCACCAGCAAAGCGGAAGCGAAAGCCGATAAGCAGCGCACCGAAGAAAAAGCCGCAGCCACTGGGGCAGTAGCCGAACGCCGGGTAGAAGCAACGAAAGAGGCCAGCAATGTACAGCAGACTGTTAACCGCATGCCTGATGACGATGTTGATCGCGAGCTGCGGGACAACTGGACCCGTAAGGGTTGAGGTAGTGGACACGGCTTGCGACTGGGTTAAACCCATCTACGGGACGGCTCACGACTGGGACCTAATGGACCGCCAAACGAAGAAGGACATCCTGGCGCATAACAAAGCGTGGCAGAAAAACTGCCAGAAGGTGAGCCCATGAGTTATACGCGATGCACCTTCTGCGGTTCGGGTTTACACACCCGTGAGATTTGCCCGCATACATGGAGCGGCAACGCTCGCCGGGTGAATCTGCGCTGTAGCTACTGCGGCGCCAACGGTCACAATTCTAACGCCTGCCCGCACAACGCCAGCAGCGCTAACCGTCGTCGACTTAATGACGATTTCTATATGGACTGAGGATAAAAAATGACTCCGATAGTGCTTACAGCTGAACAAATTAAATCGCTCGCTGAGTTTGCAGAATCAGAAGGTCAAGCGGCGTATACGATCGCCCACGCAACAATTCCGGCTTTTGAAGCCGATGATGGCGAGGTTATCCCGGAATACACGGGTCTGGTCGCCTATTCAGGTTCAGAAGAGCACGGCGTATTGCAACTGGAAGACTAGGCATTACAGCAGGCACTCAATGAATGCCTGCTGTAAAATGGACGGTTAGAGTAATTTTATAAATTTATCGCCGTCGTTAACTTGCTTGGCAATCCTGAGAATTACCGCAGCTATAGAGGCAATGAACTTTTCACGATTTGAAATCCCTTCGTCATTGAGATGTATTCCTTTGTCACCAATCAGGATGCCAAATTTGGGGTTTTCAATTAGCTCTCTTTGATCGCCCTTGCTTATGAGTGTGATTAATTTATTTATCTCTTCATTGGTAATTTCTGAATTATCAATTTGATGTGAGCGTGCATTTCTGATTTTGTTTACGACTTTAAGCTCCTGGTAGGAAAACTCATTCAAACCAAAATTTGTAGCGAGCTTGAGTTTTGCCGCGTATGACATAGTTAAGTTTTCGCCGAAACCATCAAAAAAATTAACGTTGTTTGATGCCGCACAGCACCACGCTTCAATAATTTTCTCGGTTACCAGGTGAAGGCGCAAGACGACACCTATGTCGTCTTCGCTTTGCATTATCGAAGATAGCCTTTCCCATGTTTGCTCATTAAGCAGAACCATTTCATCGAAAATTTTCTTATTCATAAATCATTCCTTTGTTGATTGTGCCAGTGCTCGTGGGCAGATGAGCACTCTACACCAGTATACAGAGAGGTAACCCATGGGCGGAACAATTGAGATCAGTGAGGTTGGGATGACAGTCAATATGGCTGGTGGCGGGAAAATAGTTGTCGGCAATTGGGGTGATGGCTCAGTAAATACGGCAGCCGCTCGCCCCCCCCTTACCCCGGAAGAGGAGCTTTATGGTCGTGGGCTCTGTCTTCTGCCTGATGGCTGGGAAGATCTAAGCGGTGACGGGCACTGGCAATATCATCTTAGCGAATCTTTGCGTCATCTATGGTCTTCGTTCAACAGGGAACAGAAGATGGCTATCGCTTACTCCATTAGCGAATTGTCAGATGAGCTGACGAATATCACATACGAAAGTTCCTGGTAATAACATCTCTGCGCATCGCACGCGCACATTCTACTCAGAACCTTTCAGGATGACCCTTGAGGAACCGGCTGGCGTCGGAGCCTTCTGAGGGCCGGATCTCCTGTGCGACAAGGTTCATCACTAAAAGGTAATTCCGATGAGCGGACTTGTTAGAAATGCAGGGAAAACCTGTTCCGTTAATTCATGTGAACGGCCAGCGCATTGCAAAGGCATGTGCCAGATGCATTATCTGCGACTCTATAAAACCGGATCCCACGAAGCAAAATCACCACTCGATAGATTGAGAAGAAAGTATATGGTTGATGAGTCAACCGGATGCTGGAACTGGCTTGCATACATAAATCCAGACGGCTATGGAATGTTCAAACATAAAGGGATGATGACCCTGGCTCACAAAGCCAGTTATGAACTACTGGTCAAGGATGTTCCTGAGGGTTTTGAAATTGATCACACCTGCCATAACCGAAAGTGTGTCAACCCAAAACATCTAAGAGTGGTAACACATACAGTAAATGTTTGGAACCGAGTAAAGCCAGTTAGCTCCACTGGAGTGATGGGTGTATCTCTCAGGGAAAGCGGAAAGTTCAGGGCAAGACTGACAAGAAATGGCGATATCATTTTCCAAAAGGAATTTGAAACATTATCAGAAGCAACGGCTGCGGTTGAAAAAGCACGTTGCGAATTTGAGGGGAAATAATGGACGTCATTGTTGATGGGGTTCCTTATGTCCGCGCCGATAGCGTTTCTCACAATAAAATCGGGATCGCGATAACTACGCATAACAGGCCGCAGGTACTCGCAAATTCACTTGAGCAACATCGTAAACATTTACCTACCGGCGCTGTGGTATTCGTCATCGATGACGGGTCCAACCCTCCAGCAAAAGTGCCGGATTGGTGCAAGTTAATCCGGCACGATAAGTCACTTGGGATTGTCGCATCGAAAAATGCCAGCCTTGAATGCCTTATGGACTCAGGATGCGAACATTTATTTTTGTGGGATGACGATGCGTATGCCATCGCTGATAACTGGCACTTGCCATACATCGAATCACCCGAACCGCACCTTGCTTACCAGTTTCTCGATCTGGCAGGAACGAATAAGCTGAAGGATATGGCGATCCTGTACCGGGATGATAAGCACATCGCTTACACCGGGCAGCGCGGCGTGATGCTGTATTACCACCGCAGCGCTATCGAGAAGGTTGGCGGTTTCGATCCCGTTTACGGTCGCGGCATGTACGAACACAGCGACCTCGCCCTGCGCATCCATAATGCTGGCCTGACGACATGGGCTTACGGTGATATGGTCGGTTCAGAAAAGCTGATCCATTCTCTCGATGAGCATGAAGCCGTAGAGCGTTCGGTACCGCGTCCCGACCGACAGGCGCTGGTGGAACGTAACGTGAAGATCCACAACGAACGGCGTGATGCCGGGTTTACTGGTTACGCTGAATACCGCCAGCAGCGCGATGTAGTTATCACAACGCTGCTCACCAGTCAGCCTGACCCGCAGCGCGGCACGAAAATGGCGGCCTCGCCTGACATGCTGAGCAAATGGGCGGCCTCGCTTCGCCAGTGTGGTCGTATAGCGCTGGTGGATGAATTACTGACGGCCCCCGCGGATGTTGAGCTGTATCGCGTACCTGACGTGAAGATGAATGTCTACTTTCGTCGCTGGTTGCACATCTGGCAGCACCTGCGAGATCACCCTGAATACCGGTTCGTCTGGTGTACCGATGGTACCGATGTCGAAATGCTTCGCGCGCCGTGGGAAGAAATGGAAGCCGGAAAGGTGTATGTCGGTTCAGAACCAAAGACCTACGTCGATTCCTGGGCAAAGCAGAATCATCCGGAGCGCATCTATCAGGAGTTCATTGAAGAGCATCGCAACGATGTGATGCTTAACGCTGGTCTGCTGGGTGGCACCCGCGCTGATGTAATGGCGTTCGCTCACGGCATCATCCGTCTTTACTACCGGATCGAGAGTTATCGTTTCTGGAAGAAAGAACAGGCTGGCGCCGCGGTGGGTGACATGCTGGCGTTCGGTATTGTCGCGCAGTCATTCGCTGACAGGCTGGTCACCGGCCCTCTGGTACATACCGTTTTCAAAACTGATGGCATCGGCAAAGAAAATGCCTGGTGGCGCCATAAATAACAGGAGGTCTTATGATTTCGTATGAGGTTGAGTTCCCGACCCAAAAATCTGTAAGTTTCAAAATTAATGGTTACTCCTCAGCAGAGGGACTGGACTGTAAAACGGTAGAGGCTATTGGCGGTGAAGTCAAAGTACAGCTCGATAAGAAAAACATGTTGACTGTACCTTATCGTGAAGACATTACAGCAGACTTTACTCTTGAAGGTTACAAGCAGCGCGCTGAAACTCACGCGAAAACTGTAATCGATCAGATTGTGAATGCGGCTCAGCACCGAGCCGCCGACGATTTAATTCAGGAAGTTACGAACGCGATTGCTTCTTCTGAATTATTTTCTCAACTCTCTTAATCGCTTCGTGAGCATCTGGGGCAGATGAAATTTCAGGCGGTGTAACCTCCTTCAGTACATCCATCAGAACGTCCCCAACATTCTGTTTTGGTGACAGCTTGTTAACAGCTTCAATAATCAAAGAAAAAACCAGTTTATTGGTGGCTTTTTCAATCTTTAATTCACGTTGTAAATCTGCAACTGCTTTTTCCAGTTCTGACATGGAGCTCATGGGTATTTTCCTTATCGGAGGTAATCAGCCATCCCCCCCGCGACAGAGTGCGCCAGTGTCCCACCACTGACGGGCTGAATGCTTACCTTAACCAGGGTTAAAGCGGAGCAACACCCTGATATTCAGACAGTAGCCGCCATCGTGCTGCTTTTTTATTGGAGATTCGCTGGTGGCTGAAGAGATTAAGTTTGTGGTGGTCGGCCATCATACCCGCTTAGGGCCTGCACAACGTCTTGCTGCACTGCTGCATGCTCATCTGCTGGTTGATGACGATAACCACGGCGCGAACTGGAATCATCGCCGCGCGCTTGAGTGGGCAGCAGAACAAACATGCCGGGTTGTCGTAATTGAGGATGACGCGCTGCCTGTGGATTTGTTCTACACACCAGTATCGAACTGGTTGAAACGCTTCCCTGATTCCTTGATAAGTTTTTATCTGGGCACTGGTCGCCCACCTCAGTATCAAATACAGATAGCCGAACGGCTGATAGTTGCTGATAAGACTCAGGCTGACTACATCACACTGCCGCGGCTGATACACGGCGTTTGTTATAGCGTACCTCCTCAACATATTGAACGAGTCCTTTCTCGGTGGGACAGCAGCAAGCCAGCCGACTATGCAGTCGGGGATGCCTATGGCGGCGCGGTGGTTTATCCGTGTTACTCGCTGGTGGATCATGCTGATGGTGAGCCTGTTGAGCGTCACCCTGACTCAGCGCCACGTACAGAACGCCGCCGGGCGTGGAGGTTAGCCTGATGCCTGCGTTAATACCGAGAGCATGCCGCAAGCGCGGCTGCCCCGGCACAACCACAGATCGCTCAGGCTATTGCCCCAAACACCTTAACGAAGGCTGGCAGCAGCATCAGCGGGGACAGAGCAGGCATCAGCGCGGTTATGGCAGTAAGTGGGACAGGCTGCGCCCAATCGTTCTCGACAGAGATAAACACCTTTGTCAGGAATGCCTGCGAAATGGAAGGTATACACCCGCTGAGACGGTGGACCACATTAAGCCGAAAGCTCACGGCGGTACTGACGATCTCTCTAATCTGGAATCAATTTGCCGCGGCTGCCATAAAGCCAAGACAGCACGCGAGCGCCTGAACAGAAATTAAGTAACGAGGTGAAGATGACTGAATCGAAACATGGTTCAGGCCTTTCGCGCGCCCAGATGAAAGATATTCCCGGTTATCCAGGATATCTGGCAAGTGACGATGGTCTTATTTACTCGCTCCGCTCAGGTAGCGTTCGGCGGCTGTCGATGCGGCTACATAACGGCTATTGGCACGTGAATGTAAACACCGGAGCAGGTAATGATACGAAAGTGAAGAAGCAAGTGCATCAGCTTGTGTTGCTTGCCTTTACCGGGCCAAAGCCATCTGAAGCCCATATCACCCGCCATCTGGATGGCAACCCGCTGAACAATTGCAAAACAAACCTCGCTTGGGGAACGCCAAAGGAGAACACTTCTGACAGCATGCAGCACGGAACTGCCGCTTGTCTGCGGCGCGGACAGCGAGCGGTAGCAACAAAATTGAAGCCTGAAATCATCCTGAGCATTGAGCGAGAGGCGAGATCTGGTAAGAGGCTGGTAGAAATTGCAAAGCGCTACGGTATTACGCACACGCATGTTCGCCGCATCAGGGATCATCTGTGCCATCCAGATATTTGGTCAAAGGGGGAGGGCGGGTAA